AGTTGCATCCATTCGCAATAACTGAATGTGGAATTGGTGTCGTTAATCTGTTATGTGATAGTAAGTTTCCAGACAGTAGCTCACTCCACCAGTTGCCAAGTCATAACGGTGTTTCAACTCAAGCAGTAACTACTACGCTGGATCTATTTGATGAGCTATGTGGCAGTGGTAAAGACATAGTGTTGTGGATGGACATAGAAGGATCTGAACTTGCTGCCTTAAAGGGTGGTGTGTCGCTTTTAAGTTCTGGTAGAGTTAAGGCTATTAACTTAGAAGTCCGAGACAATTCTGAGTGTGAAGATTGGCCAACAGCTAAAGAGATTCATGAGTTCTTAACTAAGTTCAATTATGTTAAAGCCCTAAAGTACCTAGATCAAAAAACACACTATGATGTCGTATATGTACTTGACCCAACTGTGAAGGAACCACAGGATGACTAAGTCCAAGGAAGAACTTAAGGAACAGGAAGTCATAGAAACTCTAGCTGAGTACGAAGAATTTCGTGCTAACTTAACTGCTCTAGACACTATGAACTTTGAAACACTAATTTCGCTTCCTAACGCATTGGAACTAATATCACAGCTAGGAGACGGTCAGTATAAGAGGATGGCAGTGTTTGCTTTAGCTGTAAACAAACTCATTGACGAGGGTTTCACTAATGGAGGTGATTGACCCGGTTAAGTTCCAGAAGCTATGTTGGCCTCATGTCGTACTGTATAAGGAACAACGGCAGATCCTTTATAGCTTAATGGAAAACGAAGAGACTTACGTACCAGCGGGTAACCAACTGGGAAAGGACTTTGTAAGTGCCTTAGCGGTGCTGTGGTTCTTTTGCAGTAGGAGACCCGCTCGTGTCGTTACCACTAGTGTTAAGTATGACCAACTAAATGACGTACTGTGGGGAGAGATACGGAACTTCATTAACACTAGTGTCGTTCCATTGCCACTTAAGTACAACCACATGAACATTAGGCAGATAGACAACAACGGTACGTTCGTTGACAAGGCTGAACTAGTAGGACAAGTAGTTAACAAGGGTGAAGCGTTACTAGGTCGCCACATTGATAGAGCGCATGGTATACCGCACAGTATGATTTGTTTTGATGAAGCTAGCGGTATTGGACACGAGGTTTATGAGAGTAGTGATACTTGGGCACACTGCAAACTCATAATCGGTAATCCTTACCCATGCACTAACTTCTTTTTCCAGGCTGTTAAGGAAGGTGACAAACCACATCCAACACGTAGTGGAACACTATTCCGCAAAGTCATACGCATTAAAGCCGAAGACAGTCCTAACGTACGACTGGCACTTGCACAGGTAGCACGTGGTGAAGAACCCACACGTGAGATACTAGTACCCGGTGTTATTGACTACGACACATATATGAAGCGGAGGGAAGTGTGGCCTGAAGTGCGACAGTGTATTGGCCTTGATGCACAGTTCTATGAAGGCGCTGATGTTAAGTTGTATCCACCCGATTGGCTAGCTATTTCCGTTCGTCTAGCTGTTAAGTACAAACAAGCGAACCGTGTACGTAGACCTAAGGCTGTAGGAATTGATGTAGCAGAGGGCGGCGATGATACGGTGTGGACAGCTATAGACGAACTAGGTGTTATAGAGCAAATTGCTAAGAAGACACCGGACACTAGTATTATCCCAGGAGACACTATTGCCTTTGGGCGCAAGCACCAAGTCATTCCTGAGAATTGGGTGTTTGACCGTGGTGGTGGGGGCAAGCAACACGCAGACAACTTAAGACGTAGAGGGTTTAGAGTACGGACAGTAGGATTTGGTGAAGCTGCAACAGACCCATTCCGCCATCGTAAGGGTATTAAGACAGCCAAGCAGAAAACCGAGATGGATGAAACTAAGTACACATATAAGAACCGTAGAGCGGAGATGTATGGCATACTTCGGTTTGAGTATATGGACCCCACTAGCGAACATGGTGGCTTTGCCATACCACCCCAACTAGAAGAGCTACACCGACAACTAGCACCCCTACCAATGCTGTATGACCCGGAAGGTAGGATCTACCTACCACCCAAAGATAAGACCAATTCCAACAGTACCGAAATCACTATTAAGGAGATGTTAGGTTGCAGTCCAGACGAAGCTGACAGCCTAGTGCTAGCTGTGTATGGAATGCACGTTAAACCCAACATCCAAAGAGCCGGAGCGATTTAATGACTGACGTTGATAAGATTCAAACGGATTGGCGTCATTACTTTAATGAGTTTACAGCGCACCATTATGGGGATCCCGTTGTGTACCGTGGTAGGCTTCTCTTCAGGGATGGCTGGATGTATTCCAGCACAGACTATAGTGGTCCTGAATGGCCTCCACCTACTAATGAAAGTGAACTTAAGAAGCTGCAATATCAGTACTGGAACTTAAGAAGACAAAGCCTACGTGAGAACCTAGTTCCCTTTAGATTAAAGGTTAAAGGGTTAATAGAATCACAATCAACTAGGCAGGTGCCTATACCATTGTCCCAAACCTTTACTTATGTAGATGAGGGCGGTAACGTTAAAAACGAAACACGTCCCGTAACTATCAGGCAATTAGAGGAAGACTTAA